AATATGGTATTGTCATTTTAGTAAACAAATAAACTTTCCCCAACAGAACCAACTCGGCTCCGGCCCTGCTCTATACAGATTGTATTATGAAAATATACAGAAAGTGATTGCTAAAATCCTTGACAATTCAATTTTTATCTGCTATCATTATAGATGAAAGGTATATAAACCTTTCATCTATTCTTTTTAAGGCGGCGGGGAATAAAACGCATTAGTGAAGGTGGGGGTGCCACCGGCGAGGAGTCGGCCGCCGAACTGCACCGGGTGGATCCGGGGTGCGATTTCTCCGCCGACCGATTATGAAATATTATAGTTTAAGAAAGTGTTTATCTTACAATCGCTATCTAAATATTTTAATAGGTGGCCGAGGAATAGGCAAAACATATCAGCTAAAAAAATATGTGATCGAACAGTATTTAAAAAGTAAAAAACAATTTGTATGGCTTCGGCGTTACAAAACAGAAATCAAGGAAGCTACAGACGGTTTTTTCACAAAGCATAAAAATAATTACCCCGAGCACAAATTCGAGATCAAAGGCAAAACCGCCTACATAGACGGCGAGCAGGCAGGGCGATTTATCGCCCTGACAAACGCCGACATTCTTAAAGGATCCGATGATTTTTCATCGGTAACAACAATTGTATACGATGAATTTATAATCGACAATAACTCATCATTCCGCAGATACTTACCAAATGAATTAAGAGTGTTCACCGATTTGCAAGAAACAATATTCCGAACACGCCAAGATGGCAAGGTATTCATGCTGGCAAACGCCTTGTCAATGGTAAACCCTTACTGTTTAGCATTCGGAATAAAATTTCATTATAATTCATTATTCAAAAACGATTTAATATATGCGGAAATGCTATCAACTACAAATGAATTAGCATTCGCCAAAGCTACAACACCGCAAAACAAATTAGCGACCAAATATCTACCTGAATACAATGAGTACGCAAACAATGAATCATTCTTAAATGATGATTATTCACAAATCGAACGAAAGCCTAAAGATTCAATTCAACTTTTTAATATTAAAACAAATAACAATATAATATATTTTTTCTTTGCTTCCAGTTCGCAAGCATTATACGCCTGCCGCGCAGGCGACCCTAAGACAAATCCATTGACTGTAAACAAAATAGCAGAAAACAACAGGCCGCACGCAGGAGCCGAATTAAAGAAGATTAAGTCCTTTGCAGTGGCGGGACGATTGTTTTTTGAAAGTTTACAAATTAAAAGTGAAGTAGAGAAAATATTATATAATAGACTATGAAAGGAGTAAAACAAAATGAGTTTATCTGTCGAGCAAATTAAAGAAATTGTTGACCGTGTCGCAAAAGCGGAAGATGTAACCGAGATCGGCCCCGATCTTGCAACAATCACGGATACATTTGTTGATTATGCAAGCGAGATTGAACGACTGACCGCTGATAATGCCAAACTTGTAGAGGACAACAACCGCATTCGTGAGATCAACGGTAACCTGATGATGAAGGTGGGAGAAAAACTTGAAGTTGAAAAGCCCAATAGTGACCCGTCTGCCAACGATGAAAAAACACCTGATGAAGTGATTGAGGAGTTAAAGGAGGAAGATTTTTTCGATGAGTTCTAATAAGAAAATGACCGAAGCCGCAAGAGCGCAAAAAACGCTGAATGCCGTTCGTTCTATGATGAGTGAAAACGCGCAGGCCGATATTCCTGCTCTTGCCGAGGGTGACGAGATTAGCAAATTCGCAAACCCGATCTTGAATTACAAGACACACACAAATGAATTTATTTCTGTTCTTGTCGACAGAATTATGTTCACAGCAGTGGAAGTAAAGCGCTATACCAACCGACTTGCGCGGCTGAAGAAAGGCCGCCCTTATCCGTTGGGCACCGATATTCAGCAAATCTATGAAAACCCTGTCAACCCCATGGGCTACAAAGGTGAGAATCTGTCCGGTATTTTGAAGCTGTACAAGGGTGACACCAAGGTAGCCTATTATAGCAGAAACCGGCAGGATGTGTTCCCGCTGTCTATCAACCGCGAGGAATTGATGGGTGCTTTTGTATCTTACGAAAAATTTAACCGTTTCGTATCTGCAAAAATCAACTCTGTTTTCTCCGGCAATGAGATTCGCGAATTCAATTTGTTCAAGCAGGCGATTGTTGACGCCTACGCAAACAATATTGTTATTGGCCGCAAAATGGCAATGCCTGCCACAAAAGACGAAGCGGAAGACATGGTAGCGACTATTCGCGAAACTGCCATGAATATGACCTTTCCATCAACCGCCTATAACAACTATATCAACCAGCCCGGCGCAGTCGGTGACCCTGTGGAAACATGGTCAGAAGCTGACCGAATTGTAATTATTATTCGCTCCGATTTGATTAACAAATTGGGGGTTAAGGTTCTTGCAATGGCGTTCAATATGGCGGAATCGGATTTTCGTAATAACCTTATTGTAGTTGATTCTTTCGACTATGATAATTACGATTTGGAAAACAGAAAGCGCACCGGGAAAACCCTGTCCGATATTGGTTTTGTGATCTGCGATGAAGCCTTGTTCCAGGTTTACGACAACACCGAAACTGCGGCCGAGGATTTTATCGGGTCTTCCCTGACCTGGCAGTATTTCTTCCATGTGTGGCAGATTTACGGTATTTGTCCCTTTGCCAATGCAATGGTGTTTGAAGTTCCGAAAGCTGACGCTTTGCAGGATTTGACAATCACCGATTTTCATAATCCAAGCGGTGGAAATTTTGTGGATCTGAAAGCGGCGGACGCAACACAGACGGTTGATTATGCAACGACCCCCGCCGATTACAAGATGAATTCAATGCACCTTGAATTTGAGCAGGTACTGGAAAGTGCAGCTAAGGATAAAATCACTGCTGAAACATTGGCTGACTATGTGACGCTCACCTTTGACCCCACCGGAAAAACAATCACGTTTACAGGGCATTCGACCGCAGACGCCACGCATACGGCAACCGTGCTTTGTAGCATTATTGCAGATGGAGTAGCAACGCCTGTTGCGGTTGTTGTAAATTTTACGATTTAACTGTCATGTTGGAATACAAAAAATTCAACCATGACGGATCACTTGAATTTGATTGCCCTGTCGCCGGTGATTATGGCGTAAACTTTATTGAAACCACCGCCGAAACAGAAGCAAGCGATACAAGAACAGTTCCGGTTTTCTCGTCCGAAACATACGGAACGGCAGAAAATGTAAATGGATTGTTACAACTTGTTGATATTGCATACGACAACGTTGAATCGGGCACCTTTGAACCGCTTGGGTATTCCGCACTTTCACAAATTAGCGACAATGAGTGGAAAAGTCGCGGTTTTTACGATTTAGATGTGTCTATAACTGGTGAAAACAAGGATCAATTCAAGGTAACAGTTAGATCAACTTATCTTCACGGAATCGCTGGATTTCTTGATCTGCCGCTTATTTGCACTTATTGTTTATTTGTATATGATAATAAGGCAAATATCATCGGCAGATATGTGTTCAGCATTCGAGTGACTGCAAAAACATAAAAGGAGTAAAACAATGGCAATAACACAACCAACAACAAGATTGGATCTGTTTACAGTCCCATGGGGGAAACCCGAAGAATGCCATGCCATTGTTGATTTCCCAACGGCGGCGGCGCAAGTCGCCGCCTTTGATGGTTTGGCGGCAAAAGGAGTTAGCGCAACAAAGTTTAACTATATCAAAAAAGATCAAGCGTTCAGGATAGAGGGAAACTTTGCACGCTTTGAAGCGTTCAATTATTGCCGCTATCAAAACCGCGATTTTGTAAATCGTCAGGGAAATAAAAAATGGTATTATGCTTTCATCGATCGTGTTGAATATATCGCGCAAGACATTGCAATGATTTATATTACAACCGATTACTGGCAAACCTATCAATTCAATATCACTTATTACAAATCAATGATAGCCAGAGGACATGTAAAAGTTAACGAGGACACCGTTGGCCGATGGTTGCAACCTGAACCGGTGGGAGCACCTGCCGACTACGAAAAGGAAATTGAAATTTTTTCAGGTGGTGATTCATGGGTTCCTTATTGGTCGATTTTGAGCGTGTCAAGGCCACCCGGAGCGGGTGAAACCGGTTGGGTTTATGGTGGTTACGGTAAGTTGGATTCAATAACGGGGCAATACGCGGGATTTATTTATGATCACAATGTGATTCAAAAAATAATAGACGCATACGCAGGCACAACGGATCGGCGGCAGGATATTATAGGATTTCGTTGCGTTCCTTATTGGGTTTATTCAAAGTTAAAAAACACTGATTGGCTTGTACCTATCACTGTTAATGGTGTTGAAATAAACTATTGCAAGGAAAATGTTACCATGACTTTAAATACAGAAGCAGAAATTGCCGGAAACACATTAGCGTGCGGGTATTCCCCGCGAAACAAAAAAATGCTTACTTCAATGTGTCGAGTTTATATTGTTTATAATTATAACGGTTTTAGCCAACCTTTGCGACCTGAGTTCATTAAGGGGAATTCAATTAAAATGGCCGCCGAAATGCGGCCTATTGGTTCCAACGGCTTTAAGTTAAAGTTGAAAAACTATTCAAAACCTGCCGAATCGGTTTTTGATGTTCCATATTCGTTTGAAATGCAAATTGGCTACAACGAGAATGGCGGGGTGCAAGGTTCGCTTAACCGAATGAATGCGGTTGCGGGTGCTATCGGAAACGTTGCCGGTTTCGTTACAGGTGCGGCAACTGGGAATGTAGCCGGTATGGCTTCAGGTTTAGCTGGTCTTGTAAACACAGCGGGGAACGTTGTTTCAGCTTTTGATTCCAAGGTGGCAACTAAGGGAAACCAAAGCGACACCAATTCTATTTCAAGCGAAAATTGTAAATTTAGATTGGTGGATTGCTCGCCCTTGCCTGATGAATGTGGGCCGATTGATGACTTTCTCGATTTGTATGGATACGCTATTAATGAATGGCACCCTATTTCCAAATGGAAACACACACGTAAATATTGGAATTATATAAAGACGATTGATTGCAACCTTAAAGTGAACGCACCAGCACCGGAAGCCGCTTTAATTCGATCAATATTCAATTCAGGCGTAACGATTTGGCATTATGTAAACAACAGTTTTGATAGTTTTGGCAACTATGCATTAAATAATAGGGAGACGTTCTAATGGAAAATCCTACAAATACAAAACCCTTTGCACTTTATCACAGCCCAGCCACCAATGGAACTTTCGCGGGCCAATTCAATTCAATCTTAACCGCAACACAGTTAAATCAAATATATCAATGCTATTTTATGAACGTTGCCGCCACAGTTTTTGAATGGGAAAACCTGCCGGACACGGTGGACGCGGACTTTTTAGAATTCGCATTGATCCAAGACGGAAAGGCCGCATTCTGTAATGATCGCGACAGGGGTTTTTTAGGACTACGCGCGGCAGATCAATCTGTTTTGAATTTGTACGGCTACCCGGTCAAAATCAACGGCTACGGCATTAACTTCAATCATGAATACAACGCAGACGAATTTGTTTTAATTAAAAACAATCCGATGTGGACCCCAACACTTTTCTATATAAACTATTTTGTTGACAAAATTGCTAAAACGCAACAAATTATTGATATCAATGTAAATGCCCAGAAAACGCCTGTAATTCTAAAAGGTACGGCAAATCAAAAATTAGCCCTTGCAAATCTATTTTCAAAATACGACGGCTCACAGGGTTATATATTCATTGACAAAGACAATGATTTCAACGATTGTTTTGGAAGTGTAAACACCGGCGCGCCGTTGGTGGCTAAAGATTTATACACTTTGCTTGAAAGTTACAAAGCTGAATTTCTTTCGTTTCTTGGTGTTAACAATGTGCAAAATGAAAAAGCAGAACGCCTTATCACAGATGAAGTTAACGCGAATAATCAATTTGTTTCAATTAACTTGGAAACAATGTTATATGAACGAAAAAACGCTTGCAAGCAGATCAATGAACGGTTCGGTCTTGATGTATCTGTAAAACCGAGGGTAAAAAGTGAAATTATTGAAAAGGATAAACCCGCCTTTGATGATGGCGCAAATCCTGACGATGAACCGCAGGGGGTGAAGTAATGGCACGCTATACAACCAGTTTAGAAGTTGTTGTAAACAATTTATGCGAAAACAGAAATAAACCGTTGAATACCCGCGTTGAATCTGCGCGAAAAAATATTTTTGATTTTTCGTACCCAACCCCGCAGAAAATAGAAGATTTCAAGCGATACTTTGAAACACTTTTTATTTTTCATTATTTAACAGATGAGTTTGCTTTTGAAACTTACAACCTTTGGAAAGTAAAATTGCAAGCTAAATCAATGGAAGTCATGCCCGGCTACGCGAAAGCCTTTGATGGATTTGCACAGATGACCACGGATTTGGCTGTTGCAAATCAAAAGTTTAATCGCAAAACAGATTCAAACGCCACAGGCAAAAGCAAATCAACCGGTTCTTTCTCAAATCAAAACGATTCAAATTCAACCATGCGTGGGGCGGCAAGCGATCTTCCCGGCAATATGATGAAAGCAAAAGATTTCGATTCCATTGAGTACGCGGACAGAGCAAATCTTGACACCGCTTCCAATAAGGCCACGGATAAAGGATCAAACACAAACACCAATGACACAACAACCAAAACAAATCAAATCGAAACAATAACCGGTTTAACCATGCCCGCCGGGGAAGTATTCCGGCAATTCAAAAATGAAGTAAACGGCCTTTATTCGGAATTGCTTGACGAATATAAAGACCTATTCATGCCACTATGGTATTAAGGAGAAAATATATGAATTATCCAAAGCCAAACGTTGACCCGATCGCGGTGCTTCGGCGGTTTTATTGCAACCGAATTCTGCCGCAAGTCTACGATGATTCGTTATCTTTTGAGGAATTGCTCTATGGTGTTTTGAAAAAGATGAATGAAGTAATTGAAAAAGTAAACAGTTACGATGAGTTGATAAATTATGTAATTGATTTACTTGAAAACCTTGATAAACACATTAAGGAAACGGTTACGGAACAGTTACAAAAATGGTACGATGACGGCACACTGAAAGAAATTCTTGCCGTGATCTGTGATCCCTATTTTGATGAATTCCGAAAAGAAATTGCCCAACTGAAAAAAGATTTTGTAACGTTCAAAAATCAACCGCATTCAACCTATATTGATTTTGAGAGGTGGCTGTTAGGTTGGTCTTATCGCGGGGAAAATCTCGCCAACGCCGAACAGGAAACAGACCGCTACCCGGTGAATCAAGGCGGAGCGCGATATACCATAGGCGGCAATCAATATTATGCCTGCACTTTTGTGCCCCGGGGGCACACCCTTGAATTGCACCCCACCACGGCGGCGGTAGTTGTTTTCAACTATTCAAACGGCGCCCAGGTGACACGGCGGGATATTGAGGGGTTAGGGCACGCTAATTCAATCGTTTACAATTCAAAAAGAAATAGTCTTTTTATTGCTACGAGTGAATTGAACGGTGCACCGTCTAAGACTATTTTTGAATTGAACCCTACAACACTTGCAACAATTCAAAAATACCCTGCCCCCGCTGGGTACAATGAAAGCGCTGTTTCTTCCGTTGCTTACGATCAAACTAACGATCAAATGTACATTTCCCAAGGCCTGAATGTGTACGAATGGAACCCGGCAACAAACACCGCGTCAAATATGGTTGCTCTTTCAAATCCGGGATTTGATTATACAATGCAGGTTGTCAAGGCAAATGCAACTGCTTTTGTAATGCTGACCTATTCACCGAATACAATTCGTATTTACGATAAGGCAGGTGTTTATATTCGGCAATTCACAATTCCGCAGTATTTGGATAACCAGCGTTTTTGGTCTGGAGAATTTGAAGATATAACTGTAAACGATAAATTTTATGTCTACGCCAATTCGCAGGGCATTACTGCGGTCAACCCCACGGACTCAATGGTTTCTATTTGGCGCGGTTCATTGTTGCAGGGCACACCGTCCTCCATTAAACAGACTACCACGCAGGGGCAGGGTGTGGGATATTCCAGTTTCAACAATATTGTTTACGTCGACAAAGACGCGGATAACGGCGGAATATATCACATGAACCGGTCACCTGATGGCACAAAAGGCAATCCGTTCAATCAAATCTTTCAAGCCATGGACTTGTTGGCCTGCCCAATTTATCACCAAGAATTAGAAATACGCGTAAAAGGTACAACTGGATCCTATAGATGGTTTAATATCGCAAACGGTGGCAATGTTTACATTTCCGGCCGGTACACTTCCAACGATCCGCCAACCACAAGGCCAAAATTGATGGGCTTGGTTATTCACAACTCAAACAGTGTTACACTCGATAATTTGGAAATTGCAAATTCAAACACCAATGAGGCGAATTTACCACATACAATTCGCGCGGTAAATGTGAATAAATTAATTTGCAACGACGTTGACTTGATTTATTCCTCAAGGAAAACCGCTTACAACATGCTTAACACAACCCTGGTTCTATCCGGTGCCGGTTCCGGCACCCTGAAAGAATGGCCAACAACCCCCTGCATTCGACTGCAAAGAGGTTCCCAGCTTTACGGCTACGAAAAGCACAATATAGGTGTAAATATTGAATCCGATAACACGCTTACTTGTCAACGAAAAATATGTGACGCGCAGAACCGAACCACCGGAACGATTGACACCCGATCCGATGGCGGCGTACAAATTTGGTCGGCTGAAATGGTTTCAAATATCGTTCAGCATTCAACCAGAATCGGGGTTCGCTATCACTCCAGCGCTTCAGGTGTTGAAAGAATTCAATATTTCTATGGGTTCAAAAGCGGTTCAGCCTTTACAATGCTAGTCACTGAGGGATCAAACACAATCAAGGTTGCGTTTGACGGAAGCAGGGCTTTCACAGTATCGGACGCTAACGGGCTTGTTATTGACGGCATTGTTTTCGAGGGGTGATTAGAGTTACAGTTGAACAATTAACTATAATTCTGTCGTCTGCGGTCACGCTGGTGGGCACTTCGCTCACCGCGTGGCTTGCAAACTCAAAAACTTTGTACAGAATTAAACAGCTTGAAAAGAAACAAGAACAGTACAACAATTTGCAACAGCGCGTTGCACTTCAAGAACTGCGCCAGCAGGTAGCAGATCACCGCATTCAAGATTTGGAGAATAAAATAAAATGAAAAATGTTTCAAAAGATACCATTATCCGTACAATCGTAACTTTTGTTGCGCTTGTTAATTCAGTTTTAACGATGGTCGGCAAAAATCCGCTTCCATTTTCTGATGATGAAGTTTACTTGTTTTTTTCCACACTTTTAACAGTGTTTTCCACAGTTTGGAGTTGGTGGAAAAATAATAGCTTCACTTCTGCGGCCATTGCCGGGGATATTGTTAAGAATGAAACAAAGGAAAAGGGGTACACAGAATGACCTTCGATCAGTTTTACAATTCATGTAAAGGTAAACTAATTGACTATGACCATGTGTCCGGTGCCCAGTGCGTGGATTTGGCTAAGGTTTACTTAAGTTCCTGCTTCGGCATTAAACCCGGAGCATGGGGAAATGCAGTTGACTATTATACAAACTTTGAAAAAAGAAAACCCCTTGTTGCAAATTTTGAAAAAATCGCAAACAATCCTACTTTTGTACCATTAAAGGGTGATATTGTTGTATGGGGCGCAAAAATCGGCCCTTATGGGCATATTGCCGTAGCTACCGGAAACGGAAATACAAAGTGGTTTGAATCGTTTGATCAAAACTGGCCGCGCGGTTCAAAGTGCAAAAAAGTAAAGCATACATATAAAGGGGTTCTTGGTGTGCTTCGCCCAAAAGTGCGCGGTGGTATTTTTGACTATCCCAAGCCAAAAATCGGATCGACAATCACATTGACTTATGTACGCGGTGTTTACAAGGGTGCAGGCGCGAACACAGGCCGAAAAAAGATCAAAGATTTGACTTCGGACGGCAGAAAGCATTGTTTGAATCGTGACGATAAAAATAATATTGCCTACCTGAAACGCGGCACAAAATGTACCATTCTTGAATTGGTTTACAAAGGCAATAAAAATATTTGGGCGCGGATCCCCTCTGGCTGGATTTGCATATACGATTATAATATTGCCTGCAAGAGGTACAAATAAAAAGACCCGGGGAGCAATCCCCGGGTTCTTTATTTTAGCTGAAAAATAAGATTCTCACTTCCGATATATTTTGAATTGTTGAAAACAATTCGTCATTGCAATAAACGCATTTTGTTAAAAGGAATTCGTTGAATTTGATTTGAATATTGGTGCCGACAAATGTGGCGCCGGAAAAAGTTTTTAATTCAAGCACCTTGTAACCTCGATCTGCAAGGATTGCTTGTAATGCTGTTGATACTGCTGGTTGCATTTTTTTCTCATCTTCTTTTACTTCGTGTTCAGGGTTTGGCTCAAACAGAAAACAATCATCAACCTCAGGGAATTCAGCAAATATACCTGTATTATTCAAACTCTTGCATATTTTGTAATGTGCACAATTCATACATTTCATATTTTCATACCCCACTATTAAGCCAACACCCAATTTCAGTGGTGCAACAAAATATACCCTTGCATAAAGGACAATCTTTGCACCTGTTTGCATTACACCGATCTGTTAATTTTTCAAGAAATTCTGCCATTTCTTCAACCGTCATGTTTTTAATTTTTTCATAATTTGTCATTTTTCATACCTCGCTATTACATTTCTTGCAGCGTGAACTGATTTTGCGTTTGCGTTCATTTTGAATGTTAAAACCACAATATTTTTTTCTTCGTGCACTTCAATTAGATAGCGTATCAAATCCAAAGCCTTTGAAAAGTAAATAATGGATCTCACCCCGGTTAAGGTATTTGGCGCTCTTAGCGTTATTTCTTTTTGACCTTTTAATACCTGATTGATGAATGAAGCAAAAAACCTCTCAAATGGCTTTTTTATTTCTCCCTCCCTGTCAAAGCATTTGTTAGCCCAAGCGAATTGTTGTTTAATTAGAAACCGGATCACTTTTTACACCTCCTTAAAATCGCTAAGGCTATAAACTGTTTCGCCGAATCCTTTAATTTCTCTTAAAAGCGAAAAACGGTTATAATTAAGTTTTTCATAAAACTTCCCACCAAATCCCAATATTTGATTGAAAGCTTCTTCAAATATATCCTCGGCAAGATCAACTATATTTTGATCTTCAAATAACAAATCACCATATTTTACAAACGCGTTTGCACCTGAATCAAAAATAAGAATTGGATTGTTAAGATCAACAAAATAGGCTATTGAAAATCCTGTTTGACGATCCCATCTTTTTTGAATGCTCATAATTTTTACTCCTTTTAATTAAGTTGTTCCTTTCCTCATTTCTTGGCTTAATTATATCACGAATGCCCAAATCTGTAAACAGATTTGGGCAAATTCGCTGAAATAATCTACACTGTTTATTAAAATCGTGTTCCGCGCTCGCGTATCTTGAATGTGGATTCGCTTAACTCTACACCACCTTGCACGGCTTTACTTTTCAGAATTCCAAAATATTCTTGCTCGGTATTGAAGTTGTCAAATGTGATTTGATTTTTTACTACCTCATTTTGCCCAAGTCCTGCGGCCTTTACATCAAGGTTGCCCTGCTTATCTTCTTCAATGTACAATTTTGCGCCTAAGAATTTAGCCCTTGAAAAACTGCTTTCATGTGCCATACAATTGAATTCTGTATCACTAATTTTTACGCCTGCTGGCGGCTCGTCACCTAATAAATGTAAACTATCTGTATCACAGTAGCAACACCGGTCAACGTTCTTTATGAAAAGAGTTTGAATAAACCGCCGGGCGTAGGCTGTCACGAATGCGGCCACAGGTACATACACTGTTTTAGCAGGCCGCGGGGTTTCAACTGTTTGATATGCAAGGATTCCTTTATCGTTAATATATGGGCGTTTCACAAATTTATCATTACTGGCACCAAATTTTCCATAAAGTGAATTAAGAAACAATTTTGCAATACTTCTTTTACCTGCGTTTTTTTCAATAGTGGCCTGCATTTTCATTTCTTTGAAATGATTGACATAGTCAATAAAAATTCCTGATCGTCCTATAAATTTATACCCGCCTATATATTGAATTTCTTTTATATTATAACACTCGTAAAACATTTCTAAATCTACATTAGTTAAATATAGATTCACCATTAAACAACCGGTGGTTGTTACATATTCGCGAGGGTTGAAGCGTTTATCGTTCTTTATTTGTATTGTTGGAATTTTGCCTTTTTTCAATTCAAACTGTACGGTTATGAACTGTATATATAGCGGGTAAATTGGATCGTCTTTATATTTACCCTCAAAGAATACCGGGGTTCCTACTGGATATTTGTTGCGTGGATCACTCATTACCGAAGGATACAAACTGTTGACATCGTATACCCTGCCATGGCCTACCGGCTTACCTTTGAATTTTGGATTGACATAGCAATAGCCGCCCTTATAGGCGCGCTTTAGTAGGTGGTACAAATTATCGTCAAGGTGCGGAAAGTATGTTAAAAATTCATAATTTGAATAGTAACTATTTTTCTTATAATACCTCATAGCGTTTGAAGCTATGGTATTGCGCTCGTGACCCTCATTCCTGAATTGCTTAATTGCTTTGGCTACAATAATTACGTCGTCAGTGATATATTTAAATTCTTCCGGGGTCATGGTGTAGTTATATCCGCGAAAGGTTGCATAGTCTATAGCCCCTTTTTGCTCTTTTATTCCGAACGATTTAGCAATTTGCGAAACACTCATATTGAATATTTTCAAGGTGTCATATATTTTGACATGCTTTCTTTTTGTAAAATTTATTCTGTAATTATAATGAACGCCTATTGAACTGATTAAACATTCAACGGTTTTTGCTTTTCTTGTTTTTGGGTTGTCATTGTACTGCCATTTTGCAACACCTAAAAGATAACTTAATATATATGATCCATCAAATTTTAAGTTATGAAATCCGATTAATGAACCGTTCGGAAGTCCTTGAATTGCTAAAAACCAAGTTTCAATATTATTTCCGTATTGAATATTCAACAAGTTATCAACCTCAACAATAGACCACGCCCATACAGACATGACCCCAGTTTCCGGGTCTTTTTGTGTTTCAAAATCGGAAATATACTCGTTCATTTTACTGTTCCTTTGTGTATTTCAAAATGCCTTTTACACCGTTGATTGCCGTTCGCATCCGGTCGTAGGCTTCTTGAATTTGTTGTGGATCCTTGGAATCGTATGCCGCCCACAACGCTTCTACTGCTTCGGGCCAAGCCCGGCAAACCGAATCAACTTGAATCAAAGTTAAATGCTCCCATTCTTTAATTAGATCGTCAAAATTTAACGCCATCAACGCAATCGCAACGTTTTCTTTGAATGTTTGTGCACGCGCTCCATTGAACGATTCAAAGGTTTCTTTTTGATATTCATAAATATATTGTTTTAACGCTTTCGCAGACTTGAATTCCATTTTTGCAGGCGTTTCATTTTGAATAAACGATTGAATACTTCTTTCTTGCTGTTTTTTGATTATTCGCGTGGTTTGCGTTTCTATGGTTTTATATTTTCCTAATGTTATAAAATTTTCCTGTCGAACCGCTCGCCCGGTTTCGCGAATTCGGTTTAATAATTCGTTGTATTCCTCTAAAGTTGTTATTTTTGTAAATTCTTTTTCAGGGTTTAATAATTTGGGTAATACAACTCCTTCATATTCCCCATGTGCTTTCAGCGCGGCGGCTCGCCTTATTTTATAATTATATCCACGAATGGCGGCGGCAAGTTCTGCTTTACGCTGTTTAGTATGAATAAATTTTATCATATACTTTCACCTATAAATGATTATAGCCCGGTTGCACCGGGCTATAATTTTGAGCTTTAATAAATTTACAGTACAGTAAATTTATATGTGTGGCCGTTTTTCGTCTTGACCTGGCAAGGGACGATTTGCAAAGGCTCGGCAAAATCCGATCCCCAAATGGAGCGAACAGCCTTAACACAGCTATCTACGCCTAATGCCATAGACATATAGGCGGCTCCATCTTCACACAAGAAGAAATAACGGTTGACCGGCTCACCCTGATCGTTGACCGCGGGCTGATCGATAATCTGTACCACAGATAAGGTTTTGTTAACTGCTTCACTGAACGGACTTGCGTTGGTCAGTGCGCGAAAAAGGTTTACTTTGCTTTCATGAGTTGTTGCGGTTGCAATCAATGCGGTTGTTTCCATAGTTAGGTTCTCCTTTTGTTTTAGATTAGTTTTGTTTGGTTTTGTTCAAAGGTGAGCGCTCATTTCCTTTGATAGCTATATTATACCATAGGCGATACGATTTGTAAAGATTTTTAATGATTCGCTCATTGTATATTTTCATAATACAATCTGTATAGAGCAGGGCCGGAGCCGAGTTGGTTCTGTTGGGGAAAGTTTATTTGTTTACTAAAATGACAATACCATATT